CACTTGGCGGCCTTCCGTGGCTTCGTATCAATGACGCGCTTAAGGAGCGCGGTCAGGACGGCATTGGCGAGTACGGTGATGAGATTTGGGTAATGTCGCCAAAGGGGTACATGCCGATGTCTCTCTATATTGAGTATCTTGAGCACGAACTGCTTGGTGGCGGGTCAAATGAGAACGAAGACGGGGATGGCCCGGACGATGATGAGCCAGAGGGGCCAGACGACGATGGCGGCGCAGAGCCATCTCCTGAGGATGCAACCGACCCAGAGACAATGCGCCCTGAAAATCCGCAGATGGGCCCGAACCAGCAGCCGGCAGATCAGAAGGCGGCTGGAACCCCAGTAATTACTTGCGACATTGATGGGACGCTCCTCACTGCCAGCGGACCCATTGATGACACCGTGGACTTCCTTCTTGATCAATCGGATGCATGCAAGATCATCATTTTGACTGCCCGCGACGAGAGCAAGCGAGAACAAACCGTTGCGCTGTTGAATAAGTTTGATGTTCCATTCGACCGCCTGATTATGAAAGACACCGACGAGGAGCAGCCAGTTTTCAAGAAACGAGTGATGCGACAACTCATGCAGGACGAGAACGTCGCACTTGCCATTGAGAATGACCTAGCGGTCATCGCTGAATACAAGAAACTCGGCGTTCAGACCATGACTCCAGATCAAGTCCCAGATGTCGACGAAGACGACGAGGACGATGACGATGAGATTGCAAAGGCCGATGGCAAGAAGATTAACCTTAGCGTTCCGAGTGGCGTAAAGATTGAGGCGGCGCGCGGTCTTGCTTGGCGAAAGCAGTTCGGTCGCGGTGGCATTGGCCCTGGCCAGCGCACAGCGCGTATGCTTATCGGCAACCGAATGACTATTGGCCGCGTCCGAAAGATGCGCTCGTACCTTGCCCGACACGAAGTGGACAAGCAGGGTGAGGGTTGGGCCCCCGGCGAAAAGGGATTCCCATCCGCTGGCAGAATTGCATGGGCGCTCTGGGGAGGGAACCCTGGCAAAGCATGGGCAAATAAGGTCATGCGATCCATTGAAGCGCAGGATAAGAGGAAAGATTAATGACTGAAATCAACGACGCCGTTGCCGAATCGGGCTATGGAGAAGAGGAGCAGCGCGCACTTAGAAACGTCCTGAGGAAACTTGGTCTTAGCGAGAACGGAATGACTGAAGAGGAGATGGCCGAGTTCTCTCAGCCAAAGATCACCACAACGGACGACCCAATGGCCTGGCCAAACTTCTCCGATAAGGAAGCGTATATTCGCGCCGGCCTTGGTTTTTTTGATAAGGAAGGCGTCTTCCGCTTTACGTATCAAAGGTATCCGGACATCAGGGACCTATCTGCATACCTGGAACTTCGTGCAGACAATCTCGTTACGTGGGACGGCCTTCCGCGCAATCCGGACCGGGGTTATGGTTGCAAAGCATGAGATGTATCATCAGCAGCCGTGCTTTTGTTTGCCGTGCAAAGTGATAAAATCACTTGAGCAACCCCAAGAAGAAAAGAAGGTAAAGCGTGCTAAGAAATCCGTTCCGAAGAAGCAATCCGGCAGTTGAAGCGTCCACCAGCGAAACAAAGGAATCAACCCCCGAGCAGACTGCGAAGGTAACGGTTGACGCCCTCTTGATGCAGACTTCCAATGAACTACACCAACTTGGTGTCATGTATGCCATGGCGAGCATCGCTTCCGGGGATCAGCAAGCAGTTCTTGCGCTGCGATCCGCATCTCTTCGTTTGGAGAAACTTTCTCGTCAGTTCGAAATGAGCGCTCGACTGCTTTCTAGTGGGCAGATTGACGAAGATTAAATAATATGGCCCACAAAGACCCAGTCACCCCCGAACTGCGCTATGCCGTCCTTCGTCGTGACAATGGTTGCGTTGGGCCCAGGATTGGCATGCCAGAAGAGTGTGGAAGCCAGTTCGGTTCTGGCGGACGTATCATTTTGGAGATAGATCATGTAAACTCTGCTGGGTTTGGGAAGCGCGGCCCTAGCACCGAGCAAAATTGCCTTGTGCTGTGTGGCTGGCATCACCGAATGAAGACGGAAGCCTCGAAGCGTTGGCGTCCGTTATTGAATAATTATTTGGAGAATCATAATGGTTAAGTTCGCAGATCAGTTTTCCCGCATGAACTCTATATGCCAGTGGGCGCAATGCCCTAACCGCGTAAGGATTAACGACAAGACGGCGGCCATCAAAAACCTTGGCCCCGTGCTTCAGTTGGGTGCCATGCAGTTGCACGTTTCGTGCGCAGAGGCCCGAAATCGCACGGGTGAACCGTACCGCTCTTGACGATACGCTTGTAATACCTGATACTTACCGCCTATGGAGAACAACGAGGTCAAACAGTCGGGTCTTCGGTGCCTGGACTGTGGCGGCCCAAAGTCAACCGAAAATTCCATTCGATGCTGGGATTGTGCATTGAAAAACAAAAAGTCAAACTGGCGTGACGCAGCACTAGTTCGTGCAAACGACATCTTGAGCAAGCGAGACGCTGGGATGACCATGGTGGAGATCGCAGCATCACTAGGCGTATCTCGACAGCGCGTATACCAAGTGGTTGAAGCCGCTGGGCTAAAAGCGCGCCGGGATGCACGCGGCGGCTGGAGAGGGGGAAAGAAAGATGGCAATGCCTGAAATTGAAATGACGGCGGATCAGGAGTATATTTGGCTCCTGCGCGGGCAGGACCTTGCGCTTGAAGCGCTAAAGGACTTCCCAAAGCCGTATAGCCATATGGAACTTGACCTACTGAGGATTGGCCGAGAAACCATTGAGCAGGCTGTTGATTCGGTGATCCACTCAGAAGAACTTGCTGGCAGAGAGCCAAAGTGCAGGCAGTTAATTAGCGAAGGCGCGTATTTGGCGTACAGCGAGTGGGCCACGCAAGAGATGGTGTTTAGCGAGGGGGCAACGAGTGAGTAAGCAAAGCGGAGAGGGTAACGTCAAAAAGCGACAGTTGCAGCGGCAGTCTACCCAGAAGGTGTGGGAGATCATCGCTGCGTCTGGAGTGAAGCGCAGGTGGGTTGCGAAGCACCTGGGCATTTCTTATGGGTACCTGAATCAGGTGCAGTACGGGCAGAGCCCGATGACAGATGCTCTTCGCAAGAAGTTGAGCACCTACTTGGGGCGACCCGAGTCGGAATTGTTTTTGGAAGTTGAAGAAGAGGAGGCAGAGTAATGGCATTCGATAAGAGCGCACTCAAGGATTACGTTGATGTCGCAGAGCGCATTCGCGCATGGTATGAGGCATACCCAAATGGTCGCATCGAGACTCGCATCGTTGAGCACAACGAGAAGCGTGTTGTGATTGAGGCCCGCGCTTACCGTGGCGTAAAGGGCGACAATGCTCCGGACGATGAACTTGGCTTCATGGACGATCGCCCAGCAGGCGTCGGCCACAGCGCCATGCAGATCCCAGGGGCAACGCCATACACGCGCGGTTCAGAGATTGAAAACTGCGAAACGTCCGCAGTCGGTCGCGCACTTGTGATGGCTGGCTTGCCATCGAAGCGCATTGCATCTGATGACGAGATTCGCGCCAAGCGCGATGACGCCCCACGAGATGCCGACCAGTACGGCGAGATCAAGGAGACCAAGGCCAAGAAGGTTGCTGCAAAGCCAACGGCGGACGAGCAGGTCATCGCTGACGAGTGGTCGCAGACTATTGCTGAGGCAAAGACCATCGACGAACTCAATCGCATTGGGCTCGATATCTCCAAGACCTCGTTGGGCGTTGACGCACGCAAGTATCTTGCGGATGTCTATAAGGTAAAGCGAGAGGCGTTGGCTAAGTGAGCGAAACCCTATTCCCCGACCTTGGCGGACACGGCATCGTTGAACGCGATGTCGACTACATCAGCGTAAGCGAGTTGCGAGAGTATCTCTCGTGCCCGCTGCGCTGGTGGTACAAGTACAAGGTGGGACTCTGGACGGAGCGCACAACGCCGTTCTTCGCTCTCGGTAACGCAGTCCACTCTGGCCTTGCAACATGGTATGGCGGCGATCAGAAATTCATTGCCCCAGAGAAGCGTAGGGAGTTTGCATTGCGCGGCTTTGCGGACACCTATCAGCAAGAGGCGGAGAAGGTTGATTGGTCGCTAGAGACAACGCGCAACATCCTGACGGACAGCGCAACGGGGCAGGAAATGCTTGAGGCTGCAATCTCTGTTGGCGACAACTGGAAGCCGCACAAGGATGGCGGTATCGAGAAGACGATGATGTCAGAGATTAAGCACAGCAAACTGGGCGTGCTACCCATTAGGCTTAAGGCAAAGGTCGACATGCTGCTCGACAACCTCAACGTCGTAGAGCACAAGACTGCCGAGCGAAAATGGGAGCAGGGTCGAGAGCACGGCGACATTCAGGCAACGGCGTATGTGATGGCGGTGCGCGATAACTTCGGGCACGACCCAGAGGTCACGTTCAACATCATCAGCAAGTCCGCAAAGGGGCCGAATGTGGAGCGTCGTGCGACGCGCCGAAACCAGGAGCAGATTGATCGTCTCTACATTCAGGTGCGCGCCTTCCTTGATGCGAAAGATAAGGGCGGCGTCTACCCGAACCCAACGGCATTTGCGCATGAGAAGTGCGAATTCCGCGCCCTCTGCGACAAGTGGGAAAGCCACCCGCAGCGGATGCCAGACAGCCGTCGTGAACTCAAGGTCCTTGTGCCAACCCTTGCGGACAATGCAGTCAAAACGCTGCAAGACCCACCGGTAGTCCGCTAATGAGCGAGGCAGTCGTGGTGGACTTCCTGGACTTTGCTCCACCAACGTGCGACCACGGCTCGCTTTATCAAGCAGATTGCGTCGCGTGTGCAGTTCGGGTGCTGAATCACTACATCCCAGCGTCTATGCGACTGTACGTTGAGTCAAAGGCTGGAAAATATTATGCAGGGGCAGCAGATCGAGACGGCTTCTTCCGAGTCATTGCCGAGGGGTTGACGCCCGCCGAGGCGCTTGTTAACCTCCGCAATCCATTGGCGCTGATTGCGTTTATGGATAAGGCGGAGGATGGAGAATGATGCCAGAGGAGTACGGCTATCAGCCGTGCGAAGACTGCGGAGACGACACAAGCGAGACACTAAAGTCCGGTCCGGGATACGGTGTATGGAGATGCGAAAAGTGTCACAACATTGCAACATGCGGATGCGACATCTGCATTGCTGAGGGAGGCCACTGATATGACTGACTACAAGGACATTCCGTTCTTCCCTGAAGACCTAGCGAAAACTGAAATCGTGCGCCGTGTCTGGTGGCGTTGCTACAGCGACCTACCAAAGCACAAAAAGTTGTGGCGACTGCCCGACAACAATGCGCGATGGGCGTGGGTGGTGTTGCTCTGCGCGGCGTCGGAAACACACGGCGTGTTTGAGTCCGACCAGCATATCGAAGCCGTCATCGGTACCCAGAACGCCAAGTGGCTCGCCGTCTTCCGACGGGTTGGACTGCTTGACGGTCTGGTCGTCCACGATTGGGACGAGTGGCAGGAGACTCCACAAGACGCATCTCGTGCAGAGCGTCTGAAGAAGGCTGCCGCAGCGCGGGGGCGATACGAGCGGCTGGAACTGAATCACGTCGACGACAACCCCGTCCCAGTCCGCACCATGAAGGAATGGCTGGAGTACGTGGTCGGTGGGCCAAATGCGCAGGGCAGGCTGACCGAATTCATCGCAGCGCAATTCGGCATCATTCCGGACAAGAATGATTACGGTCGCGTGGCACGGCTCATCAAGACATTCCCAGGGGGCATCCCAGCGCTCATGTCTGCGGTATGCGAGGCTGCACTACGTGATGTGAGAGGCGACTACATTTCGTACATCACCAAACTTGGTCAGGGTCGTGCCAAGTTCGGCGGTACGGTCACTGCCACCACGCG